AGCTCTGGCTGAAAGCTGACCGCTGAAAGCTGACAGCTTCTATCCGTTCGCGATGTTGTCGATCAGGCCCATGGCAAACGGCACATAAACCTGAAGCACGCCGTAGAAGTTCACGCTGGTGAAGCGCGTCTCAGTGAGTTGCGGCCACAAGCGCTGCCAGTAATCGCGCAAGCAGTCCATGCGGTAGCAGCCTGGAATGTTAGCCAGCGGGTAAGGGATCTCGTCGCACTCGAAGAACAGCTTGCCGTAGGGCATGTTCGGGTGGACTTCGATCGGGATCGCCTTCGGCCCGTAGGGGGCGAACTTGTTGTTGTAGACGGGGACAAAGCTGCCGCCCACAATGCCAGTCATGCCGCCCTTGTTGTCGACGTTGAAGTGATAGAGCGGCGCGGTGCCTCCGGCGAGCACCTTTTTCGTGATGTTGCGCGCCTCCTGGGTCGAGCACCAGATCTTGGTAGGCGTCACCTTCCAGGTGTCGTAGAAGTACTGCAGAGCGTTGTCGATTTCGGGCACGTTGCCGTTGCTGTCGCTGGTGAGGGCGACGCCGTCCAGCGACTTGTAGTAGCCAGTCGCCGTGGTGGAACCGCTGGGCGAGAGAATCAGCGTGTTGATGGCCTGGCTGATCAGGCCGTCGAAGACGCTGGCATTCTTGGTGTAATCGGTGGTGGTGCTCAGTGCGCCGCCGCTGCCGTAACCGGCGCCGTTGTCCACCTGAGTGCCAGCCGCGTTGGCCGTCTGAGTGAAAGTGTTGACCGTGGTGATGCCGGCCAGCGTGCAGCTGCCCGCAGCCGCGCTGGCGCCCACGAACCAGGCATAGGCAAATGCGCCGGGCACAGCAGTCACTGTCCAGGTGGCGCTGGAGTTGCCGCCGCTCAGCGTGCATGCGGAGGAGGCCGCGCTCACCTTGCTGCAGCCGCCGTTGACGGTCATGCTTTCCGACGCGGCCGAGGACTTGGTAAACGTGGTGGTCAGGCCGTTGGCCAGCGTGGCGCGCTTGTAGCCATCGTAGGTCAGAGCGACGACCTTGCAGTAGGTGGCTTGCTGGGTCATTGAGCCGCCGGCAACGGGAGTGCCAGCCGGCGCGGAGGGCTGAGGCAAGCCGGTGGCGTTGCCCACCAGCATCCACTCTTCCTCGGCAATGAACATGGAGCGCAACAGGTTGTCGGCGGTGATGGCAAGCGCGTTGTCGAAGCCCTGCGCCTGCATGATCGCCTCTTCCGTGATGGAGTTCTCCAGCGAGAAGCGGACAAACGACGCCAGGCGATCATCGCTGACCTGGTCGATCAGCGCGCCGCGAATGCCTTCATTCGTGCCCGGGAACGTGCGGCCGGGGTTGATGCCGGTGATTACCTTCCAGTGGACGGCGTTGCCGCCGTTGGGATCGGTGAAGCGCGGCGTCTTATTGCGCAGCGGCGTGATCACCGGATACAAAGTTTTGGCGTAGGCTTCGAGGTTGTAGTTGACGATCCCGCTGCCGGTTTGAACGCCGAAGGTATCGTAGGCTTTCTCCAGCGTCGGATTCGACTGGAGTTTCCGCAGCAACTCCATGGTCTCTGCGGTCAGATTGCCAATCATGTTCCTCTCCTTTTTTGCTCCGTCGCCGGAGAATTTGTACAAAACGTACAGAGCCCAACCACCGCGTCAGCTCAGCGTCACCCCTACCTGAGTGCCGAACACCCACCAAGTGCCCGCGATCGCGATGAAGGTGATGTTGGCCGCGGCGGTGCCGCTGAAGGTCGCGGTGGTTTTGTTGCCGTTGATCTTGTTGCTGGGGCAGGTGATGGTGTGCGCTTTGCCGGCTATATCGAACACGGTCAGATAGACGCCGTCCATGCCGCCGACGCTCGGAGCGCCCGCTTTGGGCGCAATCAGGGTCATGGCCTGGGCGGACGAACCATTAAGGTACGCCACGCCACAAGCGGGATTGATGGCGCCCGCAGCCGTGTATTGCGTTGGCGGCTCGATCAGCGGGCCGATAAAGCAACCGGTGCTATTGCAGCTCGGAGCGGTGGTGGCATCGCCGACCAAGCCGTTGTCCACCAGCGAGGTTGTGCCGGCCGCCACCGCCGCGATCTTTCCCTGCGTGCTGCCGCCCGCACTGCGATAAATGATGTAGCCGGTGGCGTTGGCCACAGCGGTCCAATTGATAGTGTTGTAGGCCGTCGCGCTGAGCGTCGTGGGACCGCTGGAGGTTGAGCCAGCCGCGCTGGGCGCGAAACCGCCAGGCACGCCCGTGGCGACCACAATGTAGGAATAGCTGCCGCTGGCGCCTCCCGTGGGGGTCACGGTCGGGGTGGCAGGCGTGGGGATCGGCGAGATCGCCGCGCCCACGATGGAGATCCCATCGGTGAGATGATCCACCAGCAGCGCTTCCAGATCCTGCAGCCGATCCTCGACCAGCCGCGTGGTCTGAGCCATGTGCGGCGGGACCAGCGGCGAAGATACGACGATTGGGACTTGCATAGTTTTTTGTCTCCTCTTCGATCACCCGATTACGCAATTCCGCAATTACCCGATTACCCGATCTCGCCCCGGTGGATCGCCTTCAGCATCTCCAGGCCCTCGGCCTTTGCGCCCTTGGCCGCGCCGATGCCCTGGACATCCTGATCTTTGGTGAAGGCCACGCTCTTGGCCGCGGCTTTCGCCGGCTTCGGCTCCGCCAGCAGCTTGGTGAGCTGTTCGTTCGCCTGCTTCAGCACGTCGGACATTTTCTGCAGCTCAGCTTCCAGTTCCTTGCCGTGGGCCGTTAGATCGGAGGCGGTCTTCTCCAGGTCGGCGATTTTCGCCAGGTCTGCAGGGCCCGCCGCTCTGGAGAGCCGCGCTACAGCGGCCTCGCCGCCGCTGTCAGCATCGTGCTCGCCGTCGCCGTGCTTCTCTTCCGGATCGCCCTCGTCTTCGGCTTTGCCGAGCAATTTTCCGAAGCACTTGTTGATGGCCTTGTGGTGGTCCTTCTCCTGATCGTGGAGGTCGTCGAGCGCGTCATGGTGCACGCCCATGGCCTTGTGGATTGCGTGCAGCGCCTCGTGATGGCCCTGCATTTCGCCCAACGTGGCCTTGGTGGCCGCGTCGAATTCTGCTGCTTTCTCCATACTCCCTCCGTCTGCGGATTTCTCCGGCTTTGTCGATCCCGGCCAATCCGCCGGGAGTAAATCGGTGCGTCCCAGGCGTTTCGCCTGGCGAATGATGTGGGCGCGCACCGCTTCTTTGTCCTTCGCGCGCCCAAAAGCCTGGATAGCGTTGCGCAGGTCGCTCTCGTTGGCGATGGGGTAGGAGCCGTCCGGCATGGCGTGACCCTGGTCGGCCAGATGCTCGCGCTCCTTGTCGGAGACTTCCCTTTTCTGCATGTCATTTATCAACGCAGAGGGCGCAGAGGAGCGCAGAGGAAGAGGGATAGGAGAAACAGCCAACCCTGACTCGGGTTCTCCTCTGCGTACCTCTGCGTCCTCTGCGTTGAAAAGGGAAGCGAATTTCCTGACCTCCACTGATCCGTCGGTCTTTACATACTCGAAGTGCGCCTCGGGATTGCAGGGATTGTCCACCAGCGAGACTTCGCTGGGCTTGGCGGTATAGCGCTTGTGCGCGCCGTCCTGCCAGACTTTCGCGTAGCTGCCGCCGTGGGAGAAGCCGGTATAAACGCCCTCTTCGCACTTCTTCCAGGCTTCGTCGTCCACGATCTTGGCGCCAATCATGATGCGCCTGGCGGCATCATCGAAGTCGAGCGAGGTGACTTTGCCCGCGGCCTTGTTGGCATGCATTTCGCGCACATTGCCCAGGGACTTGCCCTGTGTAGCCTTCTCGAACTCCGCCGACCATTCGCGATAGTTGGGCGCGGTCGAAGCGTAGTCGCAGATCTCGCCGTCTTTGTCTACAGCCTCGGAAGTCACAATGCCGTAGACCTCGCGCTTGGCCGCATCAATCTTGATGATCGGGATAAACTTGGTGAACTGCATCACTCCTCCTGCACGCGATTTGCTTCGCGCTCTAAAACGTCCCGGGGCGCCCAGCCCATATAGGAGCCACCCGCCTTGCGCGCCAGCTTTTGCTCATCTCGAAGCACGGGGCTCAGCGCACATTCGCAGTTGGGGTGCGCCGGCGGCCCGTCATCCCCGCTCTCAAATAGCTCGCCGATCGCTACTGTGCCCTGTTCTGCGTTTGTCTGACACTCTGGGCAGGGCATGGTGTCGCACACCCAGTCGTAGCCGGTGACCAGGCCGGAATCCTTCCAGCCGGATAGAGTTCCCTGTGTATGACTCTTGGCTAGTTCCGTCCGCGCGATCATCTCCGCGCGATCGGAGTCGAATAGTGCCGACTCCTGGATCGCGCTCTTGAGCTGTTGCGGGCTGAGTCCGTCAGTCAGCGCTTTCTCGACCAGCTCCTGGATGCCTTCGCGCGTGGTGTCAGCGACCTGGCTGATCAGATCGCCAGCTCGTGCCTTTGCCCAGCTCACTGCGCGCGGCTGGATTTGTCCCCAGATGCCGGCGTCGTCGATGTTCAGCGAGTCCAGCGATCGCTGCATGGCCTCGCGGAAGCCGATCTCCAGCTCAGCGCGGATCTCGGGGGCGAGCTGATCCCAGGGCGTTTGATCGAAAGGCGGCTTATCGTCGGCCTTTGCAAGGTGGCCCACATCCGCCGAAGGCGAATGTGGGGCCTTCTCTGCGCCCAGACTAAAATCCCCAGGTATGCTCCGCTGCGCTCCGCACACCTGGGCCACCTTCACAGGGGCGCCCGTGCCCTCGATGTGTCCGCCCGGGCGTCCCTGTGTCGCGCCGGGGTGCGATGCATACCATGCGGCCGTATCTTCCGCGATGGCGGATCCTCGCTCCCCAAGGAAATTTTTGAACAGATGATTAAGCCGTGTCTCGGCTGCGCGCTGTGCGGGCGTCGCAGAATGGGCGTAGCTGCCAGGCGCAGGCTTCCCGGCCTTCCGGATCTCGCGCAGAGGCGCAGAGGCGCGGAGAGAGTGCCTTTGTTTCGCTGGCCGAGAGGGCACGCCACTCGTCACCGTCGCAGGATTTCCCTGCGCAGCCTGGGCGGTGTCCCCCTCTGCGTCTCCGCGGCTCTGCGCGAGATCGGGGTTTGGCTGACCGCTGACCGCTGACTGCTGAACGCTGCTTAGCGGTACCGGGCCCGTGGCAGTATAGACCATGCACTGATCGCCGCCCTCGACGGGATCCAGGCCAAGCATGTCGCGACCTTCGTTGGGCGAGATTACGGCGATCGACACCAGCGTCTTGATGTTGTTCGCCTGCGCGGTGGGATCTTCTTCTTTCTCGTCCTGCCAGGCGAATTCCAGGTCCGCGACCTTGCAGTACTTGCGCAGGATCAGATTCATCAGCTCCTGGACATACATCATCCAGGGGATCAGACCCTCTTCCGCGGCCTGCGCCTTCGCTGTCTGTGCAGTGGCGCGGTTCATCATCTTGACCAGCGCCTGGGGACTGACATTGAAGGCGAAACAGATCATGCGGATGATCAGCTCGTCGAGCACGGCATCGCCGCCGATCGCGTCTGCCTTTAGGAGCTGGAACTTGCCATCGGGCCCGACGATCACCTTGCGCCGATTGCGCAAATTGCCGGAGAGATAGGAATCGAAGCTGTCTTGCGCCGTCTTCATCTGATCCGGCGTCCAGAATTCTCCCGAGAGGCCCAGATACGCCTCAGGAATGCTGCCTTCAGTGAAGAAGTTCAGCAGCCACATTTCGCGGCGCACGGCGAGGTTTGCGATCAGCAGGATCTGCTCGACCGGCGAATAGCCGTAGATTTTGTGAGTGCGGCGGTTGCGCGGATAGTAGATCAGCTCGTCGGCGGTAAACTCCACCGTAGGCGCGCCCTTCACGATCTGCTGATAGGCCACTTCCGGAGGCTTGGGGATCCTGCCGTCGTAGCCGATCTTGGGCGTGATGGTGGCGCCGTCGATCAAGTCGAGCCGGACCAGGTCCCCGCCTCTGGATAAGATCGGCTCGATTACCGGCGCATCGATTACCAGCGCGTCTTCCAACAGCGCCCGCAGCCAGGCAGACCAAGGCTGCTCGCCATCGGGAAAACTGAGTAGCTGAGTCAGCTTGGCAACGCGCGGATCGTTGCCTTCTTTGGGCCGCTTCTGTCCGGGCATCGTGACGGGCCGGATAATCCAAGGCACCTTGACCAAGTGATCCTTGAAGGTCTCGATCACGATGCGCATCAGATCGTAGCCGTCGGCCAGGGCGCGCAATTCGAGGAAGCGCTCCAGCCGCGGCTGGATCTGGATGTTCTCCCCGACCATGTAATCGAAACGGCGAGTCGGGGTGCCTTCCGGAGCGACTTGCGGCAGCGGCTCCAGCGGCGGGAACCATTGGTTCCACAGCGAACGCAGCCCGCCGCTGATGCGCGCGATCGTGCCGGGTTGAATCGGTCTATCCATTAGCCTAAGCCATTAGCCTTATCGCAAGAGTTCCAGAGGCGCTCGCGCCGCCCACTCGATGCCGTTACCGCCTTGAAGAACAAAGCTCGCTGCTCCTCGGTGAGATCGAAGACCATAGTGCCCGGCTGCGCTGGGGATTCCGCCGGCTTCGCCGGGAAATGGGCTGTATAAAACTTGATCGCACCCTCGTGCGCATTTCGCACGCCAGGCTGCGTGATGTAGAACTTGTACCCTTTGTCAGTCATCTCGATCTCGGGGACTGAGCCGTAGGCGGCGTTCTCGTCGGCCTCGGTCGCGGCCTTTGCGAGCACCCAGAGATCATCCGGGTGAAGCGAGCCGCA